TTCTTCTTTCTTTACGCAGCGATTATAAGTTTTTCCAAAAAGTTTTTGTGTTCCTTTTTTCTCATAACCAGGCCAACACTTCTTTGCCTCTTCTACTTCTACAGATTCTGATTTATTTCCCCAGTTTGCAGCACCCGCTTTACGGCATTTAACCAGTGCTCCCGACGCATATGCAGAGGGCCAAACACTATAACGTGACTTTACTTTGTGGTAACAAGCATCTTTTTTTCCACTACCTTTTCCCTTTACATCCTTCTCTTCACTCATTTCTCCACTATCTACATAATCTGCTGCAGAGTCAAGATAATCTGCTGCTTTGGTAATTTTTGACTGAACCCATGCTTCAACATTACCCTCACCTTTAGCCATCTTTTTCTTGAGTCTTCTTGCTGCGTTCATAATTGTGGAAAGTTCAGAACGAGCCATTGAGTACTCATGATCTCTTTCTTTTGCTTCGTTCATTTTCTTTTTTTCTGTTGAAACATAAGTTGGTTTGGCAGCTCCAGTTTTTTGCTGTTGTCCTGGATCTGCTTTCTTTTTTCTTCTAGAAGCAGAAAGTCTTTCTGCTTTTGTCATACTTGCTCTTTTTTGTTGAGAAACACATTTTGGTGTTCCCTCTCCAGGTTCATCACTCGCACAAGTTCCACCAGTGACTACATTAACCCAACCAGGTTTTCCATCTTTAGATCTAGAACCTTTAAACCATTTGTGAAGACTTCCGCCCTCATCAATAGTTGCTCCATTTTCTTTGCGAAGCATTCCTTCAGGATCAACCATAAATCCAGCAGGAATTGGTTTGCATTCCTTGTTGGTATAACAGTAATATTGTCCTTCTGGGCAGCGGCCGTTCTTTTTCATTCAACTGGTTTTGATTTAGTTTCTTCACCTTTTGCTCTTTTTCTTCTCGCAGCACAATGAGCACGTTGAGAAAATCCTTTTGGATTTGAGCAATCAATACTCTTTTTATATTTATTACTCCAAGACTCTTGAAATTGTTTAAATGTTTTCATGATTCTAATGCAGTAAAGATGACTTTGAAAGTCGTTGAATTTGTTGATGATGGATATCCCAACAATCTCAAAGCCCCACCAGAAATATCTGTAGAGAACGTCGCAACTCCCACTGGATGATTAATGGTTCCATACTCTGTCATATATGTAGTAGTTCCATCATGTATCACATTAATTGTTGTCATATTGTAATTAGTTCCCTCAGTAACCTGAATTTGGTAATTTACAGATCTATAAGTTGTTGCACTTATCGACATTACTGTTGCTGGAAGAATTGACGTAGTTGTTAAAATTCCAGATTGAATATCTCCAGCGATTAATTCTAGATTGGTTGCAGAAACAGGAGAAAAAGTAAATTCACTCGATGATGCGTCATATCTTAAAAATCTACCATCGCCCAAATTGGTTATATTGACATCTGTTAAGTCAACTAAAGCAGTAGATCCACTTAAAGCTGTACTAGCAATTCCAACCCATTTGGAATTTGCTTGATCATAAATTAAAAGTTTGTTATTTCCAGTTGTTTGATCAAAACTTACATCATCAAGATCTTTGATAAATCCTGCACCACCTCCACCAATGGTTGAAATTTGTTGCTGGATTCTATTGATGAATAATCTATAATGACCTGCAAGATCATCAAGAGTGGCAAATTTTTGATCCATTGGAGTCAATGGATCTTTTTGTCCGTCTACAGATTCTGGCTTATCAGGAGGTTCGTTTAGAAGTCCCTCTTGTATTGATTCTTGTATAGATTCTTGATCTAATTTAATATTTTTTACAATATCACGAAGTTCTTTTATGTCTACTCTGATATGACGTAGATCATCGTCATAATATTTTACTTCAGGAAGTTCCGAAATTTCTTTTCTAAGATCCTCAAAATAATTTAAAAGAAGTTTATCAGTCTCAACACTATTCTGATTGTATTTTTTGATTTCTTCAGTTATATTTTGTTTTAACTTGTTGTATTCCCCAAGTATTTGTTTCTTTAACTTCCTATCATCATCTTTAAATTCTTTGTGATATTCCCAAATTTTAAGGGAAGATTCTCTTAATTCTTTCCAAATTTTTTCTTTTTCATTTTTTAGTTTATTATCTAAATCTCCAATGTCAGTTCCAAATTGAACTTTACTCTCAAAATATCTGGTTTCATTTTCTTCGGATAATTTTGAGATTTCTAATTTTATTTTTTCACCAAGAGTTTCGATAGTGTCGTTAACTTTAATAAAGTCATCATCAATAACACTAAATGTTTTTCCGATCCAAGAAAAATCGGGTACTTCATTAACTTCATTTACCCATTTTGGGAATAGTGGTATTTCGCTTCTTACTTTTTCAATATCTTCTTTAAGTGATTGAAGATCATTTTCATAATATTTTGGCTCAGGAAGAGTATTGATGCTATGATTAATAGCACTAAGTTTTTCCTCTATCTCTACAATTTGATCATCATAATACTTTATTTCTGGAAGTTCTGAAATAGAACTAGAAATATAATTTTTTACCTGATCAATTTGTTCGCATATTGCCTCTATTTCTGAATCATAATATTTTACTTCAGGTATTGTTGGTATTTCTGATCTTACCTGATCTACGATCTCGCAAAGTTTTTCTAATTCAGAATCATAATATTTGATTTCTGGTATATCTGGAATTTCTTCTCTAACATCATTGATTAATCTAATAAGTTCTTTCCAAGGAGGAACAATATCTTTTATTTCTGCAAAAGTTTCTCCATTTGCATCTTCAATTGTTTGTATATCTTCTCTTAATTCTTGCTTTTCAATGAAATTTTTAACAGATGGAAGATCTTCTTCAACTTCCTCTGTTAGATAATCATTGATAGATGGTAAATTGCTATTGTCTTCAGCAAAATCGTCAATCGAAGGCAAATCCTTTGACATTTTATTAGTAACCTTTGTACTTTGGGATTTCTCTCCCTGTCATATTATTTATCTTCTTCTCCTATTCCATTTTTTAACATTTTGGCAAGTTCTGCAGTAGATCCAACAAAAAGTGCATTGTTTACTGTTGATGGCCCCTTTACTTGTTTTTCTTCCTCAACATCTTTCAATTTTTTCTGAAGATCCATTAATTTATCTGTTGCATCGGCAACATTTTTAATCAGTTGTCCAGCAACTTCATATGCTCTAGCTTGTTCTGTTTCCTGCGCTAACTCCAGTATACCATTGATTGCCTCTTGTCCTTTTTCAATAATTGAATATAAATTTCCTCTGGTATATTCATAGTCTTTTTTAATATCATCATCTGATGACTTTGTTTTTCTAAACTTTTCGTCTTTTTCGGAAATTTTACTTATTGAACTATCAGCAATTTCTGCTGTAACATCAAAAGTTTCATTCAGCGATTTAAATTTATCATCCATACAAAAAACCTCACATTATTGAACCATCAAAACCAAAATTATCTCCAAATTCTATTAGATTATCATCTGCAGAAGTAATTTTCTTGACAGCAGCTCCAGAAACGTGTGAAGCAATTGTTGTAGAATCTGCTCCACGAGTTACAGTCAATGTATTTCCAGAAACACTGTCAACATACATTTCTTCATTGTCGATTACAATATAACTGTTTTCTGGAATTGCCGATCCATCATTAACAACAATATTTGTTTCTGAAAGTCCGATATCAGAAGAAAGATTCGTGGTAATAATTCCAGTATAATTTTTAGTTGCTCTTGGCTCAACTGTATAAGTCATTTCTCGAACTCTATTAACACCAGAATCGCCAACCAATCCGATGCTAACTTTCTTAATGATGTCACTTGAAGTAGAAGCAACAGGCCCGAAGAAGTAAGTCTTCGCTGTAAATCTTAAAGTATAAATTAACGCTCTTCTTGTTTCAAAATTTCCTTCATAATCATCACTCATTGATATACCATCTAAAACAATAGGAATATCTCTCTTCTCATTAACATCAGATAATAAATTAATGCTAAGATTATAAGATGGTTGAAAATAAGGTAAAATTTGCTCTACTATTTGCAACATATCATCATTCAACTTTGTCATGATAGAAAGTTCAAATGACATATTGTATGGAACTGGCATATAAACCTTCTTAGTGTCGGTTTTATCTGCCGTAGGTGCAGTTTGAATTATCTGTGTTTGAGTCGTTTTCCTTTGTGGATCATAGTTCATCCCAACAAATTCAAATGACATTCTTGGTAAAGTCATCTGAACTGGTTTATTCAGATTTGATTCTTGCTCAAGTCTTGCTAAGAATTTTTGAGTTGGCCCGTATGCCAAAGGAACTTTTGATACACTGACGACTGCATCAGCATCTGTAGTGTGTTTGATTGATATGTTGTTAAACAATGATCCAAAACCAATAATGGTTTTTCTCATTATTTCGTGATAAAAATATTCAAACATTTTAAAAATGCACTAAGATACTACTTCTATTTAACAAACTAATTACTATGGATTTCCGAATGGGTTTGATTCTGAGAAATCTAATATTTGATCTGCTTCAAATTCAATATTATCATTATCAGCATATGGATCAACAAGGTTATCTGTTTGTATTACTCTTAAGGAATGAGTTGCTCCAGATTCTGCACCAACCAAACTTTCGCCTGCTGTAAATTCACCAGAAACAATTGAAACAGTAAGAACACTTGTGACAGAATTCCAGGATTTAACCTTTGCAGTTGTTCCACTAGTGCTTCCAGTCACAATTTCATTGTCAATAAAGTCGCCAGATCCACTACTAGGTGGGTTGGAGACGGTGACAGTTGGTGCAACAGTATATCCTGAACCAGCATTTGTAATATAAATTGCAGAAACTGATCCTGAAGAATTAATTACAGAAACGCCAGTTGCTGTAGTACCTAAACCAACAGGAGAAGAGAAGGAAACAGTAGGTGCGGTGTAGTATCCAGAACCTCCAGAAGTTACGGTTACTACACCAACCATACTATTTCCAATTCCAGTAGTTGCAGCTGCTCCTGATCCACCTCCACCAATGAATACTATTCCAGGAGCAACTGTATATCCAAGTCCTGGATTTGTTATGTAAACTGATTGAACTTTAGATGAAGTAGTTCCGTCACAATCAACCAATCCAGAAATCATTGTTGCGATTCCAGTTGCTGTTATTCCTCCACTTGGAGCAGAAGATATTGCAACAGTTGGAATAGAAGTATAACCTTCTCCCCTCCTAGTTACGTTTACAAATCTTACTGCTCCATTAACAATTCCAGTGACAGCAGTTGCTGTAACTGCAGTGCCAACCATAGTAAGAGTTTGAATATATCCAAGTTCTACAAAATTATTGTCAATTTCTTCAATATTAGTATCAACGTCTTCATCTTGATATCTGAAGAGTTCACATGTTAATTCATAAACATAGTTTTTTTGTAACTGATAAAAAGGTTTTTCGTGCTCAACATATTTTATTTCAAAAATTCTATCTCCAAGAGGGAAATATATAAGATCTCCTTCTTTTGGCCTAGTTGCCAATTCAATATTTGGTAAATTCTCTATTAGTGGAGTAATATAAGTTTCATACCTTTCTCTTGAAATAATTAATCTTAAATCATCAAGTTCTTGAATGCCAAATTTTGAAAGAATGGTTCCTTGTCCAGTATATCCATCATAAGTATCAACATATGCCTCTATTGGATATGCATTATCAAACTTAGATTGAATTACTTCTCTAATGACAGTATTTTTAGTATAATATTTTCTGGGGATATAATAAACTTCAACGCCATACATGCGTAGTTGTTCATTGATCAAGTCTTGAACAAGACTTTGTTCGTTTTTTGATCCCTGTTGAAAAAATGGATTAAGCATGATATTAACCAATCATATCTAATGGTGGTAATTCATAAGTATTCGACATCTTCTCCATTATTGCATCTATTTCTTTTTGAGCATCATCATATATTTGTCTTCCATTTAGCTCTACTCCTCCAGGAAGTTTTACTCCTTGGAATTTAATCAAGTTTTGTCCCCATTGTCTCTTAATTAGGGATGTCAAATATGGTTTTAAGAAAGAGTCATTCCATACTCTTGAAAAATCATTTGGATTAAGTAGTCTCCAACAATCTATTACCAAATAATCGCCAACACTCATACTTCCCCAATCAATATCTAAGTATAATCTGTCCATCCTTTG